CCCAGGCGTCCTACCACCAAACTGGAGCACCGTTGTACGCGGAATCTTTGATCTCGGATCCCCAACGATCAACGCTTTCGGTCGCGTATCCGCCGGAACCTCAGGAACGACATTCAACTGGCCATACTGGACCGGCGATCTGACTGACATCGTGGCAGAGCAAGTAGACGAAAAGGACGAAGTAAACAGCGTTCAGATCTCATTGCTCAAGGGAACCGCAACGCTCAAGACTTTCGCAGCAGGCTCAGATATTTCATACCAGCTGCTCCAGCGTTCAACCCCTAGCTACGTCGATGCACATACCCGCATCATGCTCAACTCGTACGTTCAGGTCACTGACATTGCGTTTATCGCGGCGGTCTACGGTGCTCGCACCCCACTGAACTACAACATTGCAACTGACACCGACGGCAGTGATTTCCGCGAAGCAGTGTTCGCAGCATCGGTAGACGTTCAGACCGCCACAGGTATGCCAGCCGAGTTCGTGCTCGTATCCCCTGCAGTGTTCAAGAAGATCGGCGGCTGGTCCACGTTCTTCCCAAGCAACTACGGCACCTTCAACGTGTCAGGTACAGCAACCGCTGGCAGCCTTGGCGTAAGCGTTTCAGGTCTCCCAGTGATCTTGGATCGCAACATCGGTGGCAACGCAATCCTCGTATCAAACAGCGAAGCAGCAAAGTGGATCGAAGATGGTCCACGCCTTGCATCAGTCGAGAATGTTGCACAACTCGGACGAGACGTAGCCGTCTATGGTTACGGTGCAAGCCAGATCATCAGCGAAACTGGCATTGTTGGTCTAGAAGTTGTTGTCTAACTAAAACGAATTAGGAAGTAGGGCCCCACAATGGCACTCGTTACAGGTGAGGAATTAGCCGAGGCACTTGACCTCGACTACGACCCACCATTCGAGCCATACGATCAGATCGCCGCCGCAGCGGATGACATCGTCGGGGCCCTACTTACTACCGGTGCATACGAGCTTGAGCCACCTTCCTGCAAAGAGGCAGCTCTCTCAGTCGCAATCGAGATCTACCAATCACGATCAGCCGCAGGCGGTCAAGCCGTAGCCACCGACTATTCCCCAGGTCCCTACCGTCTCAGTGTTTGGCTCACTCGCCGCATTGCTGCACTCATCGGGCCATACATGAATACTCGGGGAATGATCGGATGACTATGGCCCTCACGACGGAATCGAGGACCGCGCTTATTACGGCGTTCTCGGGCATGGGATACAAGGTATACGCCGCGATCCCAAACGTCCCTACGCCTAAAAGCATTGTTATTATTCCGGACGCGCCTTGGATCTTGCCTAACCGCATCGGTTCAAGCCTTTCGTATGAAGTGTTCTGGAAAGTTATTGTCACAGTCTCGCCAAGGAATAACGCAGCTGCAGAACTCGACGCAGAGAACGCAGTGGACGCAATTCTCGCGGCGATCCCAAACCCCTACACGTTTACGCGAGTAGGCCCGCCTCAGCTGACCGACGTCGGCGCACAAGGCACAGTTATCACGACCGAGATAAACGTCTCGGTCCGAATGAAGGAGTAAAACCATGGCAGCAGTCGGCGTCGCTGGATCTACGTTTACCGTAACGATCGGCGCAACACACTACGAGGATCAGGTCACCACAGGAACGGTGACCACGACCCCAACTATTACCCGCACCAAGACTCTAGGTGATGTGAATTTCACCCAGACAGATCTCAACAGCACAATCAGCCTCAACTTCTTATTCGATGAAGATTCGGGCATGTACCACGCACTGCAGACCGCTGCAGCTGCAGGGACATCCATTGCGCTCGTTATCGACTCAACCGCTGGTGGCACTTGGACCGGCGCACATATGTACATCGACTCGGTCGATATGAGCATGGACGCGGCGAACGTTGCAACGTGCACAGTTTCAATGCAGGGCACAGTAGTATTCAGCTAAACAAAATCAAGTGGACGAGGTAACCCATGTTTCCAAAATTGAAGATTACGCTCGACGGATCAGAGCCTCAGATTGTCCAGATTACACAAGCGGATATGTGGACGTATGAGGAACTTTCCAACGGCAACACAACCGAACATGGCATGAGACTCACGCTTGCTTATTGCTCACTTGAGGGAGAACCTAAAAACCTCACGCAGGTGAAGAAATGGGCGCGTGAGAAGAATGTCATGGTGGAAGTGGAAGGAACCTCAGAACCTTTCCCGTCGGAAGCGTTAGGCGATTAGTAGTTCGCCTTGCGCTAAGGATAGGAAGACCAGTCGAGGAAATCCTAAACATTAGTCCGGACCTATTCGCGACATACATCGAGGAGCTACAAAATGGCGAAAAGTAGCAAAGACTTCGACATCTATGTCGAGGGTCTGAACGAAGTGCTTCGATCTTTCCGCAACTTACCCAAAGACGCCGCAAAAGAACTTAGGGACTCATCGGTACAAATAGCCGAAAAATATATGGTTCCATCATGGAAACACGCCGCATATGCAGCTGGACCATGGGGGCCTAAAATCGCTGATTCAGTCAAAGCAAAGCGCGATAGAATCCCAGCAGTCCAAATTGGTGGAAACAAAAAAGTATTTAGTGGCGGGGCATCCGCGACCATGGTTCGATACCCATCCGACAAAGGAAACCGAGGCAGAGCGGCCAAAGGCGCAACAAATCGTATGCCACCAGCTTTCGGATCCGGAACGGACTGGATAAGTTTGGCACGTCGAGGATATGAAAAACAAGCAATTCAGGAATGGTCAGAAGCCGTAGATCGCATTGCAGATAAATGGAACGATAATGAGTAAAACACTATCTATTTATTTAGCTGCAGATGTAAAACAACTTATTTCAGGGCTAAAAAAAGGTGAAGTATCCCTATCAAACTTTGGGGCACAGAGCGATAAAACATCCAGCGGATTATCGAACGCTTGGAAAGGCGCACTCATCGGCGCAACTGCAGCAGCTGGAGCGTTTGCGCTCAAAGTCGGAGTCGATGCAGTTGGCGCAGCTAGTGATTTATCCGAATCTATAAACAAAAGCCAAGTAATTTTTGGAAAATCATCGGCCAATATTTTAGAGTTTGCCAAGACAGCTAACAGCGCATTAGGGCAAACGCAACAACAGGCAATTGACGCGGCCGCAACATTCGCACAATTCGGAAAAGCCGCAGGTCTAGCCGGTGGCGATTTGACTCAATTTTCCACGCAATTTGTTACACTCGCGGCGGATTTAGCATCCTTCAACAATTCCACGCCAGAGGAAGCCATTACAGCTTTAGGCGCAGCATTGCGCGGCGAAAGCGAACCCCTCAGGCGATTTGGCGTAAATATCAGCGATGCGGCATTACGCCAAGAAGCCGCAACAATGAAGATTTACGACGGATCAGGTGCGCTCACAGATCAACAAAAAGTCTTAGCGGCCCATAGCCTCATCCTGAAAAAAACAACAGACCAGCAAGGCGATTTCGAGCGAACAAGCGACGGACTCGCAAACCAAATGCGGATCCTAAAAGCCTCAGTCGGTGATCTCTCAACCTCATTCGGCAAAGGATTCCTTGAAGGCATGGGAGCCGCCACAGGTGGCGTAGGAGATTTTGCAAAATCAGTCCAAAACCTTCAACCATCAGTCCAAGGAATTGGCGCAGTAGCTGGCAGAACCGCAACAGGTGGACTGGGTTTATTCGGCGAAATACTTCACGGCATGACCACCACCGGCGGTGTTCTTTGGACATTCGGAAAAATCATTGGAGTCGATACCGACGCGGTTGATCAGTTCAATGGCGCATTGAGCACAACCAATCAGCTCATGGACACAGCTTGGATGATGAACGACATGCCAGGCAAAGGCGTCATAAACAATGAAACAAGAATCCGACTCACCAATGAAGCAAATCTAAAAATAGCGGCGCAAATAAGAGCCGCGGCTAAAGCCCAAAATGGAACCAAATCCACTACCGCGCAAACCGAAGCGGAAAAAGCACTCACCAAAGAACTTGAACGTCAAAAAAGCGTTCTAAACGATTTATATGATACACAACTAGAAACATTCAACGGAGCAAAATCAGCCCTTCAAGATGCAACAACAGCACTCGAAGACTGGAACAGTAAAATCTCGAGTTTTTCCAGCGATCTCCAAGGTAAAATCCTTTCCGGCACGTCATTATCCGATGCACTAACCGCGGCTGGAAGCGACGCATCAAAAGAAGCCGGAAAAACGACGGCAAACATATTCACCGAGCGTCTACAAAAATCCATAGATTTCGGACGCACACTCAAAGAACTCCAAGCCTCAGGGGCTAAAGACAACCTCATCCAGCAAGTCGCAGCAATCGGGCCAGAAGCAGGTTTATCACTAGCTCAGGAACTCATAGATAAAGGCCTAGTGCCTGGACTCCAGTCCAAACTCGATCAAGCAGAGGAAGCCGCTTTCATAGTGGCTCAATCCCTAGTGCCGCCATTCTTGATTGCTGGACGCGATGCAGCGCAGTCCACATTATTGGGAGCCATGGCAGAGTTTGATCGGCAGAAAACTATCCTCGAAGCGATCGGTGCAGCCGTAGGAAAAACCATTGGCAATGCTGCAGCGAAAGAAATAGCAGACGCAATCGCGGCGGCCTATAAAGCAATGGGCACAAACGCACCGACAGGCGCAACATCAGATCAGGCAGTTATGGACCAGATCGCCGCAGGCGCATCAGCTGCAGCCGCCGCAACGATCGTCCCGAACGCAATCGGATATAGCGGATTCGATACCGCATCCTACGTCAGCGCATACTTGAACGCTGGGCAAGATATTGGTCGCGTGATCCTGCAATCAAATAACCGAAACGGATGGTGGGAAACCCCAACAATTAGTCCGGTGCTCCAATGACCATCACCAGAGTGCAGATAAACGGCAGCACCATCAGCCTTTCCGGCATTGAATATGCGGTAGCGATCTATCACGGCCGCAATGACGTCACAAGCCTGCCAACCCCATCCAGCGCAGCGTTTACAACAATTGGATCAACAATTCTCGGCG